GGAATATTTCCTTCTTTCGACATGTTCTGTAAAGTCATGGACGCATGTACCGAGAACTACGAGTGCTTGGTCCTGGATAATACCGTCAGATCAAACAGAATCCAGGACTGTGTGTTCTGGTACAAGGCGACGGTCAGGAAAAACTTCAGGGTGGGAAGTCCCGACCTCTGGAAACTGCACAAGAAGATGTATAATCCCAGGCACGGAGACGTCAAGGAGGAAGACGCTAAGAAGGCGACGAAACAGACTAGGTTGAAAATCACAAAGACGAGGTGACCTGCGTCTGAGGCAACATTGAAAAAGCTATGGGTATATTAAATGGCCGACCCACGTGTTACCACGATGAACCTCTCAGACAACGGAGACGGGATGGTACCCCTCAATCCGACCACGGCGTTTCATCAAAACGAGGCGTCGTATGCGATTCAGGAGGAAAAAAATATAATTCAACAACAAGAGACGATGGACTCTACGCCGATTCACGATATTATGATGGAACCTCCCACCATGACCCACGAGCCCAAGATGCAAGGTGCCATGCCGCACATGACAGCTCCGGATCCTCAGGGTGCGTATCAGATGCAGGCGGAGAAGCCCGCGAGCAAGAATGTGTTCAACTTGACCGATGATCAGCTCACCGCTCTCGTCGCAGGTTTCTGTGCGGCGGTTTCTGTGTCTAAGCCCATCCAGGACCGCCTGGCGACCTCTATCCCCAAATTCCTTAACGAACAAGGGGGTAGAAGTTTGGTCGGACTCGCCTCCACCGGAGCAGTGGCGGCCGTCGTTTTCTTCCTAGTGAAGGATTACGTGGTTAAGAACTAATTCTCCCAACCCATATTAGAATAAATGCTCCCATCGAAGAACTGGTGCGCAATCAGATTACCAGCCACGAAAGTCCCAAGTAATAAGGAAATAAGCTTCCATTTCTTACTGCTCGGGGCGTTAGGATCCTGCATAGCCTCGCGTGTGTCAGGCGAAAACTGATTTATTATGTATATCATCGCGAAAGAAATAGCGGTGGCCGTGAAGAAGAAACCCCTGTCGACGGCGAGTCGAGGGAACTTTCCTATGGAGAACCGCAGAAGGTTGGGAACGATGAGCGTCATCCAGATGAGATTGATGGTATAGTCTCGAGAGAACTGAGGGACGGCGAGCATCGAGAACACGATGACCCAGGCCATGATGGCCTGACCCAGGACGGAATAAGGTGTTTTCATTAAACTACACTAAGATTATTTTAGCGGTCCTGGACGTGTTGACCACAGAATTCGGTCTTCTCCATAACCCGCTCGTAGACGCCCAGGTTGACGCAGATGTCTCTGAGTTCCTCGTAATTCTTCCAGAACTCTGGACTGTGTGAGTACTCCTTCACCGTGCAGTGCGCCAGCTCGTGGATCAATACGTGAAAGATCTCGTTTGGCTCTCCGTCGAGGCACACCGCGATCTCACCGCCTTTGTTAGTGTTCGTACCCACGGTCTGACTCATCCAGAGGTTTCCCGTGATGGGGATGTGACGCGTGAGCATCTCGAACTTCTCGTTCTTTGCCTCCTTGAGATGTTCCCTGAGTTTTTTGTATTTTTCGTTCACCTCCTTCAACTTTTCGTTTTGCCTGGTGGTGAACACTATGACGAGGACCACGACGACCAATAGGTACTTGATCATCTGTTACTTATACACAAAGATAAATTTAGTGTACAGTTCGGATATAGGGTTTCCCTCCAGACCCTCCCACAGCGCCAATCTAAACCCTAATTCTTCTAAGTGCGTCACTAATAAATCTTTGTACGCGACGGGCTCTGATTTAGGCCCTTCCGCATAGAACGGGGTGTCCACCAGGTTAACAAACAGTTTCTCACCAAACCCGCCGTTCGCGTGGTCCTTGAGTTTGAAAAAATTACCACTCTCGTCGAGGTACGGTGTGCCCCATATTATCTTCTCCGAGTCGGGGATGATTCCTATCAATTTCCCACCGGGTTTCAACCTCTTCCTTATTTCGTGAAGTGAACTGTGAAAGAGGTCTCGCGTGGCGAATATGTAGTGCAGTGAGAAGTTATAGCACACTATGTCGTGCTTTCGGTTCGGACACCCGTGTATGTCACCCTCATAAAAGTTCACTCGGAGGTGCATATTCCTGGCACGGGACCGAGCCTCTTCCAACGCGGACGGCACTGGGTCGCACATGTTCATGTTGGCGCCACATTTGTGCCATTTCTGGAGATCACCGCCGAATCCACACCCCACGTCCAGGATCGAGTTCCCACTCTCGGTCACGGACTGGATCAGGGTTCGTTTGGCCTCGTTGTGAGTCTTCCTTAATTCTTCCATACTTACTCTGACTTCGTGTGTAAACTTTAATTACTTAAAGTTTTAGGTGGAGAGAGTACTATAAGCAATGTCTCTTACTCAAGATTATACCACTGTTCCCGGTCAGCTGTACGCCTGCCTCTCGGTCGTCGGACCGGAATCGCCACAGAAGAACGAGAAGTTCGGCATCAAGATTCGAGGCGCGTTCTCTAACCGAGATGAAGCCTCTAATCACGCTAAGCGTCTTCAGAAAGAAGACCCCACTTTTGATATTTACGTCGTAGACATGTACAAGTGGCTCTTAATCCCTCCGGACCCCAGTGCAATCGATGACACGCACTACACTAATGATAAACTCGAGGAGATCATGATTGGATACAAGGAGAATCAAGCGATGGCTGCTAGAATGTTTCAGGAGAGGAAGGATAATATGAAGACAACCGCGGGTTTCACCCCGGGTGACGAGAACTCTCAGTTTTACACTAAGCCCGACGAGGCACCTGTTTCCCACCCCGCCGAGGTCCTCGAGCGTCTCAAGAAAGAGAAGCCCAACACCCCGATGGAGGATCTCGTCAAGGAGGCCGACGCGATCGTCGCCGTTGAACTCGAGGAAAGAAAGAAGCAGCGCGAGGCGGAAGACGCCGCGAGCTCCACCGATGCAAAGTTGGGGGAAATCACCGAGGATGGTGAAACCGAAGTATCATCCAACCCGTAAATAAAATGACACGTATTATTAATAAAAAATGATCGGAATTATCATAACTATCTTGATGGTCGGCGCCTTCTTTATTTTGTTTTTCAAACCATCGTACACCATCAAAGATGACGAGGAAGAGGAAGAGGAAGAGGAAGAGGAAGTTCAGAAAGAGGAATCTTCGAATGTTGGATACATCGAGGATACCGGACTGGATTCGTACGGAGCTGTGTTTGAGAAGGGCGACATGGGCACTTTTGTGGCGCATTCGACCGTGGCGGATGACAGTTGGCTCAGCGGTTCGCCCGTCGTAGATGAAATCATCTAGGTGTATCTCAATATGACAGGTTGCATCGTTTTGCCCATGAAAAATCCTAGAAGGAAGACCGCGAACGCGATTATCCAGGTGCTCTTAGGGATGTTTTTGAAGGGGTCGACAGAGTCTTTCTCCTCCTGGTAATACGGCATTTCGTTCGGGGGTTGATAATAATACTGCTGAGGGGGTTGGTCCGATGGGGGTTCAACTTCCTCCTCCTGAACAAGTGGGTCGATTTCAGGATTATAATTAATTGGATTACCAAGATCACTCTCCATTACTAACTTATTTTTCTATTTTTTTAAGCATCATCTGACTCACTTTCTTCACTCGCGTCGTCGATGAAATCCTTGAGGTTTCCGTCTTCATCAACTTCGTCGTCATCTTCGTCATCTTCGCTATCATCGTCGGAGGAGGAACGATACTCGTCGTCGGTGGCGATGTCGGATTCGCAGTCGGTGTCGGTGTCGTCGTGATCTTCGGTGCAGTAGTCATCGTCGAGGACCGTTTCGGCCGGGATGAAGACCTTGGGATTCTTAACAATTCTACCGGAACGTGTTCTCGTGCTCATTATTATAGTACAGACGTGATTATTGTTTAAGTAGGTTGATAATGTTGGGGGTAAGGGTGTGGACCCTTGGGTTTGATTTCTTACATACCGGGCACATCTGTTTAATTTTCCCTTTGGAAACCGCGTAGGTCATCAAATTATCGTGCCTGGATCCGATTGTCTCACAGAATTTCGAGGTGGTCGTGAAGGTCAGTGTATTCCCCTTCTGACGCTTTATGTCTATTATTTTCATGTTCGCGTCCACCGGCATGAACTTATTCATAAAGCGTTCGAAACACGGCTTTACGTCCGGTAACGCTTTTTTTTCAAATTTTTTAATCTCCTTGCACTGATTCAGCTCCTCTTTGTTGGGATAGAGCAGTTGCGTAACGTCACCCGGCAACTCGTGTCGGCGACCGCAGAAATCCTTACAAAAACCATCCCTGCGCCCGTCCAGTGTCGGACAGGTACAGAAGCATTTCTGTAGGATCTGCTTTCCACTCACGAGGAACCACACGTGGTTTGAATGATGTTTCCTCTCCGTGTTCTGGCACCATCGCGACGTGGTCGATACCAGGTACGTGTTTTTACTTTTAAACATTTTTGTGATGTACGCTTCATCCTGTCCGGTCATGTTCTTGCGTATGAAGTTCTCGAGTGAGTTTTTCAGGGCCACGTCGTACACCTCGTCTTTCATCTGATCGACGGTGAACGAACCCTCCTTTCGCTTTGGTTTCGTGACGTCCAGGGCTATGGTCTCTGTGACATCCGTCCTGACGGCGGTCGACGCGAGCATTAAAGGGTCGGGATCGGGTGAGATTCGCACCAGCGACGATAACGGCCACGTGTATTTAAAAAAGGGGAGGTACATCCCCTCGACCACACCTTTGCTCATCTTATGCGACCAGGGCATGCGAAAGCCGCTGCCCTTGGTTTTTCGTGCCGGGTCGCCGTAGACGCTCGAGTCTATGATGGTTTCCCACGCCGTGTCTCTGTTGTGACTGAAGAGGTCTGAGATGATGAACTCCCTGAGAGACACCGCGATGTCTTGATTCACCACCATCCCCGGCCAGTTCAAGTGCACGCCGGTCTTGATCTTTTCGCCCGATTGTTTAGGCTCCGCGACCGAGATGATGCACACCTTACCCCCGAATTTCTTCACACACCTACAAATTACGGTGGATATCTCGCCAATCTCGTCAAAGCCGAGACCGGTGTCGGCTTTATAATCGACATCAACAAAGAAGTTATAGGTGGGTGTCTTCTGTTCCACGACAAACACCTTCTCACCATCGTTCACAGCCTTGATGTAATTATCGTAAAATTCTACCAATCTAGCACACGGTACGGACAGGCATCCGCCGTCGAGGAACACGTGTGATGGATTAGGGCTTTTTTTCAGAAAACCGTTAGAAGTGCACCAGATTTTGAACGAAGACATGTTTACTTACTCGTATCAACGATTATCTCCTCTAAACCAGTTCGAACAAGAGACGTCCTGATATTCCTTCGATTGACTCAGTTCCTTCTTAAAGACGAGGAGTTCGTACACGGTCATTTTCTCATTTTCTTTGATCCAGTCATCGACTTCACTTTCACAAAATCCTCTGTTCTTTTCTAAGAGTTCCGAAATCTGTCGTAAAATGAAAGCTTTTGACTTCATCTCTATTTTATACTGAATTTTTTTCTATCCTGTGATTGCACACACTGGTAAAACGAGGGGTTCTTGATAACGTTGTCGATGATGAGCTTCCACCGCTTCCTGGCGTTGAACTCCGGGAGCGTGTCCCACGACATGTAATCGTTTTCATCGTGCGTTTTCCTGATTGGCTGATTATGGAGTTTTTTCAACACGTATTTAGCCTTTTCTTCGTAAAACCTGCGCACCTGGTTGTGTTGTTCTGCTCGACTGAAATCTACATAAAACACAAATACGTTATATTCGAGGTCCACGGTGGGACTCTCTTTAACGATGAAGTTGAAATCTGTATACTCACCGTTTTTGAGAGAGATGACACCACGGGTCTCTTCTTCAAGCTCTCGGAGTGCACAACGAATCGGGTTCGAGATTTCTCTGCGTCTACAACCCCCCGTCACGAATATCCAATCCTTAAATCTGAAGTCACGCACGGTCAGAAACCGTGGTTGGTCTCCCTCAAATGATACTAGAACTGCGATTGCTTTGTGTTTTTTCATAGCGCATTAGCGTTTCTACTATTAGTCGACAAGTTATTCCTCGGATTTCTCGGCGTCTAAAACCTGCTCTTCGACTGTGTCTTCTTTCGCCGTGTCGATGCTGATCTTCGTGGGCTGGGACAGGTGGCGCGCGACATGACTGCTGAAGGTTTTCAACTCGTCGACGTCCTCCTTGTACTTCTTCATCTCACGGAAAAGAAAGATGACCGCGGCGATGCAGACCACGGCGGCGATGCTTGTAAGGACCTCACGATCAATTGGAATCATTATAATATGAGTGCGATGTTTCTTTTTAAGTAATTACACCCATCGAGACACCGTCGTCTTTGGGACACTGGTACGGGCTCGTGGCGAACTGCACGGCTTGGAAATGCGTGGACTGGCAACTTTTTTCGGTCGGAGGCGTCGCGGGCTGTCCGATGAATCTTTCGATAGTCTGTGCTCTGGGGTTGTATGTCAGCACAAAGACGATCGCTAAGAGGAATATAATCTTCCACATACCATTTAGTTAGAATATAATAAACCGCACATGCCGTTCTCTACACGTAACACGTTGTAGTTAACAGCGTATATGGAGTCGTCAAAGTCTTGCGCCGTAGACTGGATGCGGGCTGAATCAAGTCGGCTGAAGTTTAAGGTGCCGGTCGGTTGTAACTTGGCGGCGTCCAGGCAGAAAGGCACGAAGAAAAGCTTCGAACCCCTGACACTGGAGTTGGACGTGTGGTAATAGAGAGGTACCGAAGAAAAGTTAGGATCGGCGAACTTGTAGTCCGCGATGTCGGTGCCGTTGATCTGGAGTTTGAGTTTGTTTGCGGGGTCGAGGATGCCGAGGTTGCTGCCACCTGCGGCGAGGTACTTGATCGGGTGGTTGAAATTCAGTTCCTGAATCTTCGAACCAGATCCGACCGACTTTTGCACCTGAGTGAAGAGCATGTTTTGAGCGCCACCGCTGGCGAAAACCTCGCGCTCCTCGGTGTCGAGGTACGCGTAGTTGGCGTACACGTTCCAGCCGTACGTATTGGCGGCGGTCCCCCACGTGATCCTAATTTCAACGTCGTGGTAAGATAAACTGACAAGCGGTAAGGCTGACTGCCAATTCTCACAGAAAGCAAACCGGAGAGGGTAGAATTTCTCGTCGGTACCGCCGCCGTAGAGGTCTCCGATGACAGACTTGGACTGCGACGTCGCGGAGAGGGTAGGCGCGATGAGGGTGGAGTACGTGGAGTCCTGGGTGTCTATAACTTGACCCCCGCAAAGAAGCTCGACCTTGGAGATGAGATTGGTCCAGTCAGTGATGGCGGCGGTGTCAGCCTCGGCGACGCGGTGCGGTGCGAGGTAGACGTAGTTGAGGAGGTCACCCTTGCGCTCGAAGCGCACAGTTGACATGCCGTTGTTGTTGACGTTGCCCTGGATCACCTGACGTTCGACCGTCTGACTGAAGTTGGTATACCGTTTATAAGTTGAGCGAAAGAAACTAACTTCGGGGGATCCTACGAGATGCGCATCCTGGGCGCCCACGGCGACGAGTTGGGCAATACCGCCGGACATTTTGTATTATATATATACTGAGAGTTTATTTTTTAAGCCTGCTCGAGTTGCTCGATTCTTTTCGTCAATGAAAAAACAACATTCTGGAGGAGGGTGACCTGCGACGCGATACCCGCGAGGTGGTCGAGGTCGACGCTCACGGTGGACCCCCCGCTCGGGTTGACCGTAGGTTTTTCGGGCCAGACTGGATTCTCCGGGTCTTCGGTGAGCGAAGGGAGGTCGCGGAGCGCCTGGCGGTACCGCGTCCACTCGTCCCTGAGTTGGTCGGGGATATGGTAATCCGTGGAGAAAATCCAATCCACCTCGGCGAGGCGCCCGTCGCGTTCTTGGCGGAGTTCCTTAAACGAATACTCTCGTATAATTTCTTGGAACTTCGCTTCAAACGCTTCTTTCGTTGGTTTTATATAACCGTCTGGTATTATGATAGATTCCCATGTTTCTTCCCATTTCATTTCGGGGGGAGAAACGCCTAATCGAACCATCGTTTCGTAAACAACGTTAACGATAAACCCGATTGGTGGATCGCGTATCATCTTATCCTAATAAATACCCAGAAAAATATCCAAGATTATCGCCGTAATATAAGTCACACGCAGATTGAGCAACGGGTACTCCCATCTGAACATAATCACCTACATTCATAAATCTCATAAACGTTATGGTGACCGTGTGGTGTTCGCTCGTTGTATTTCCCCTGTTATACGATATACCTCGCGGACCAACATTTGAACCGTTAACGTAAAACGAAGCTTCTAAAATTCCGTTTCCGGATTGGTATCTATACACCCCAACTCCGATAAGCATATAAAGCCCTGAAACGGGTATGTAATACCTACCATTACTTAAATCAAACGTACCCGCTGTATCTATCCGTTTACTGTCCCAATTTGTTATTACACCGGTCACAGCGAGCCGACTCTGGCCACCGTGGCCTATTGCCTCTACATTATTACCTGTTCCATCTCTCCACACGTAAAATGCCGGTCTCTGTTGATTTGTGATCACGCCATCAACGTTCAAGTTCCCCCTCACATCCAACTGAGCTCCAGGGACTTTCCCGATGCCGACGGCCGTGTCGCTGATGACCATGGACCGCCCGGTTCGGCC